TATTAAAGGGCAAAGGCCAAAGCCTGACACTCACGAAAGTGACCGCCGGAACTTACAACCCGGCGACGGGCGGCTTTACTGGGGCGTCAACGTCCACGCAGTCGGCCTATGGCGCAATATTCGATTACGGAACGCAGAAAGCTGGTATTTACAGCGCACCGGGAACGCTCATTCAAATGGGTGACAAACAGCTTTTACTTTCGGCCTTTAAAACAAGCGGTGCAGCTTTAACCGCACCCGGCGCAGGTGATACCGTTACAGATTCAGCGAGTAAGGTTTGGACTATAACCCAAGTTGAAACAATGGCACCGGCGGGAACCGTGGTCATGTATGAATGCAATTTGAGGGCATGATGAGCTTTTCATTGGACATTCAGAAATTCGCAAAGAAAGCCGGTGAGAACGCCGACAAGGTTGTGAAAGTCGTTATGCACTCCATCAATAACGATGTCATGGAGCGTTCGCCTGTTGGCAACCCTACCCTATGGCAGGGTTGGGACGCCTCTGTATCCGTCCGCGCTAATGAGGATCATTGGTTACGGCAGGCCGGTTTTGTGGGCGAAGAGTATGAGGGCGGGCATTTCCGAGCAAACTGGCAACTTGGCGTTGACTTTCACCCGGATGGGGAAATTGACGGCATTGATCCCGGAGGCAATGTAACCCTTGCGCGGCTCAATGCGGCAATCCCAAGCAAGGCAGGAGGCCATGTGTATTTTTTAACGAACAACCTGCCTTATGCAATCCCTCTTGAAGAGGGCCACAGCAAGCAAGCGCCTCTAGGGATACTTGGATTAGTTGCCGTCAAGTTCCAGGACTTCATTGACCAGGCCACGGGGGAGGTGAAATGAGCATTTCATCCGTCCGCATAGCGTTGGAAACGAAGCTGGCAACTATCACGCCCGCGCTTTCAACAGCTTATGAAAATGTGCCGTTCACGCCCGTAACAGGGACGGCATATCAAAGGGCCTACCTCATGCCCGCGACGCCCGCCAACCCGACGATGGGCGACGGATATTACAGAGAACAAGGGATATTCCAAGTGACGCTCATGTACCCCTTGCAGGCAGGGCCGAAGACGGCGGCGGACAGAGCGGAGTTAATCAGGGCGGCATTTAAGCGCGGAACGACGCTGACCAGCGGCACCGTGAGCGTGATTATAGAGCGAACACCGGAAATCGGCCAAGGGCGGGTTGACGGAGATCGGTGGATGATTCCGATTCGTGTGCGGTTTTTTGCTAGCGTATTTCCTTGACAGTAATATACTTATGGTGATATAGTTCATTTTAGGAGGTAACGAAATGACTATTAAAATCATGAAGTGCGAAAGATGCGGCCATGAATGGGCGAGCAAACAACCAGATAAAATTCGGGTATGTCCCAAATGCAAAAGTCCTTACTGGAATAAACCCAGAAAGGAAAAAGCCTAACATGACCGGAATATATGCCATACAAAATACCGTAACAGGAATGAGATACATCGGCCAGGCTGTAGGGATAAAAAGGAGATTTTCTAAACATTTTTGCGATTTGCGCGGCGACAGACATCATTGCCCACATTTACAGCGATCTTTTAAGAAATATGGAGAATCGGTTTTTATCCGCCTAGTTTTGGAGATGTGCACCAAAGATGACCTTACACAACGAGAGCAATACTGGATGGATTTTTATCGCGATAGTGGCATTTATAATGCAGCCCCGCTTGCAGGAGGTTCTTGTTTGGGGGTGAAACACAGTGCAGATACCATAGCCCGGAGAATTGCATCAAATAAGGGGAAAAAGCGTAGTCAAGAATCACGTGAAAGAATAGCGGCAGGAATGAGGGGGAAGAAAAGAGGCCCACGAAAACCATTCTCTCCTGAAACCCGCGAAAAAATGGCAGCAGCAAAACGTGGAAAAACGCTTTCTCCTGAGCATAAAGATAAAATTGTTGCTTCATTGATTGGAAATGCACATACGTTAGGACACAAATTGTCTGATGATCACAAGGAAAAGATAAAGACTGCATCAACTGGTAGAGCAAAATCGGCAGAAGAAAGGCAGAAGATAGCAGATGCACTTCGTGGGCATACAGTCTCACAGTCAACAAGGGAAAAATTAAGCATCGCTGGGATTGGCAGAAAACACAGTGACGCGGCGAAGGTAAAAATAGGGTTAGCATCAAAGCAGCGATATGAGGATGGCCTTGTAGCAAGGCAATCAAACGGTAATTTTGTAGGAATAACATAATAAAGGAGAAATAAACTATGTGCGCAATGGCAAGTGGAATCGAAAAGAAGGTCGTCTTAGGGCCGCAAGCAACGAAAGGAACCTGTCCGGCGGCGAATTTGGCAACGGCTCAGTATTTGCGGCGGGTAACAAGCTCTTTGAACGTAACCAAAGAAACCTATCAGTCAAATGAAATGCGGGCTGATAGGCAGATTGCTGACTTCCGGCATGGCGTCCAGTCGGTCGAAGGAAGCATTTCCGGTGAATTGTCGCCGGGGACATATTGGCGGCTTATGGCGGCCATTCTTCGCAAGGATTTTGCGGCAGGTGTATCCGATGCAGCAAACAGCAATGTAGCGGCGGCCACTACCTCCGGCGCTGCGGGAACCTTTACGCGCGATGACGCGCTGGGTTCATGGCTTGCCGACGGGTTCAAAGTCGGGGACGTGGTGCGGTTCACCGGGTTTGCCGGTGGGTCGGCTGGTGCGAACAACAACCATAATTTTCTGATTACGGCTTTATCGGCAACGGTAATGACCGGAATTATGCTTGACGGCGTGGCGGTGGCTAATGATGCGAAAGGCGATCCGATCACGACTACGGTTGTCGGTAAGAAAACATGGATTCCTGCATCAGGTCACACTGAAGATTGGTTCGTTGTCGAGCACAATTACTCCGATGTTGACTTGTCAGAAGTGTTCTATGATTTGAAAGTTAATAGCATGGCCGTGAAACTTCCTGCGACGGGGATTTCAACCATTGATTTCGGGCTCATGGGGTTGAATTACAGCAACAAGGCTTCTGGTGATTCGCCCTATTTTACGGCGGTTCTGGCAGCGGCAACCGGCGGAGTCCTGGCTGCGGTCAATGGCGCTCTATATGTTCAGGGAACGAAGGTTGCACTTCTGACCGGCCTTGATTTCGATGTGGCGTCTAATTTAAGCTCGGAACCCGTTGTTGGTTCAAACGTTAAACCGGACATCTTCGACGGGCGCGTTGCGGTTAAAGGCAATATGACCGTGTTCTTTGAGGACGCTACTTTCCGTGATTACTTCCTGAACGAAACAGAAGTTTCCATCAACTGCGTTTTCACGGACAGCAACGACCCCGACGCTGAATTTATTGCATTCACGCTTCCGTGTGTGAAGGTCGGCGGCGCATCCAAAGACGACGGCGAAAAGGGTCTTGTTCAGACCATGCCGTTTGTCGCACTGTTCAATGCGGATGGCGACGACGGGGTAACTTGCACGGTTGATTCTCTTGCAACGACATTAAGTATTCAGGATTCCACTCTCTCTTAACCCTTAACCGGGCGGGGGTTTCGGCCTCCGCCCACAATTAAACCGGAGGAGGCAAACATCATGAAAAAAGTAATGGATTTAGCGGCACTCGACACTATCAAGGGAAGCAACACAGGGTTTGAGGTTTCGATTTACAACCCGGCAACGAATGAGGACTTGGGGCTTTTCATTACCGTTCTCGGCAAGGATTCCGACGAGTTCCAGAAAGTAAGTCGGGCGCAGCAGAAAAAGCGCATGGAGAAAATGAGCAAGGGCGGTTTCCGCAATACCAACGTTCCGATTGAGTCCGTGGAAGCGGACGGCATTCAACTTCTGGCCGCTGTCACGAAGTCATGGCGACAGGGCGAAAAGCAGACCGTGACCGTGGATGGCAAGGAACTGGCTTGCAACAAAGATAACGCGGCGGCTCTTTATGAGCGTTTCCCGTGGATCAAAGAGCAGGTGGACACGGCAGTCGGTGATCGCGCAAATTTTATCAATGCCTGATCGAATCGCTCGTCGAGTATGCCGGGCATGAGTTCGCGCTCAACGCACGGCAGAAAGACGGCTCGACGTTAAGGGAGCATCTGGAAAATGTTTACAGACAGACAAGAAATATGCCGGAGCAACTCATCCCCGTCGAAATGCCGGATTGCCTGCATTATTTGTGGGGCTGGTTCTGTGAGCTTAACGGCGGACGCGGATATGCTGAATTTGGTGCGCTCCCTCTGAATTATTCAGAGATCAAGGCTTGGGCGGAATTGACAAAGACGGAACCGACGGCATGGGAGATTGAAGTGATTAAACGAATTGACCGGGCTTATCTTACGGAGACAAATAAAAAATGAGTTCCGATATAGCTGCGTTATACATAAAAGTCGATTCCAAAGGCGTTGTCACGGCGTCCCGTGATTTAGCCGATCTTGAAAAAACATCGGCCAAAGTTGAAGGTACGACAAAGAAAGTTGAATCCGCAACCGCGTCGGCCAATCGGAGCTTCATGCAAATGGCTTCCGTTGTCAAGGCGCTTGCCGTGTCCTATGGCGCGTTAAAGCTGTCTCAGTATATCAAGGATGCAACCATGCTGGCGGCCCGCTATGAAATGCTCGGTGTGACCATGCGAGTTGCCGGTAATACGGCTGGCTATACCGGCGCACAGATGGAAAAGGCCGCACAGGGGATGCAGAAAATGGGAATTTCCATGATTGCTTCCCGCGAAAACGCGATGAAGATGGTTGTTGCCCAGCTTGACCTTGCCAAAGCCGCAGACCTTGCCCGTGTTGCCCAGGACGTTGCCCGTGTCGCTAATATCAATTCATCTGAAGCATTCACCCGCATGATTCAGGGTATCCGTTCAGGCGAAACGGAAATCTTTAAAACGATGGGCCTGATGATTAACATGGACAAAGCCTATCGTGATTTTGAGAAAACAAACAACCTTGTGAAAGGCTCGATTGACGCCGG